CATTATGGCTCAACGTTAGAACTTGTCAAGATCAAACTGATCATCGACCTCTTGAGGTTTGAAGCATGGACACCCATCGTATTTATTTTTAACAATTTTTTCTCCATCTAATAACTTTACGTTAAGAAGTTCTTTTTTTGTAAAAGCTGATTTCTTAATTTTATTATCTTTATCAATTATTGCATAATAATCAAATCCAAATTTATAAGTGCAATACCACATTGGAGTGCCATCTTTTTTGATTTGATTAGGTTGTTTGGCAAATCCACAAAGTAATTTTCCGCCAAAACTTCCATCTTTTGGCATACCTTGATTAGCCGCCATATTAGATAAAGCAGTTTTTTCTGTAAAAGAATCGGCGTATTTTTGATAACCAGTCAATTCATGCTCAAAACCAAGAAGTTCATATTTATCTTTGGCTTGCATGGGCATAACCCCATCAGTATTTAAATCCTGTTTAAGAAACAGGAACTCCATTTTAATATCTTTTAGATGAGGATATAACTTTCTAATAGCAAGCGTATACATATAATCTTGCAGATTATCAGTGACTTCTTTACCTTCATATTTCTTTTTATTAGTCTTGAAGTCTCTAATTAATACAATTCCATGATCGCCATAAATAAAAAGCTTATCGATGAAACCTTTTATTTTATAGTTAATTTCCTCTTCTTGAACTGTGATTTCAAAATCTTTTTCAGAAATGACTTCTGTTGGATTGCCATATTTATTTCCAAAGAAATCATACATCACTCCTTTTAATGCCATTGAGCAAATATTTTCTACATCAGATTCTGTATTAAGATGTTTCCTCTTAATATGTTTGTGAACCATTCTTTTGATAGCTTTTGACGCAAAGATATTTTTCTTTTTTATGATTATATCATAGTGTTTTTTGTGTCTAGGAAGACCAAGACACTCAAGAATAATATGCACGGTATCGCCAATTAAAGCTCCAGAGTTAGTTTTATCTGGTAACTTTAAAACGTATTTGCACCAATACTGCCAAGAACAGGATTTTAGTGTTTTAATTTTGCTGGCTGATAGTGTCTCTTTCAAGTTTTAATTTTTCTATATTATCTTTTATTGTACTGACGGCTTTTGCATCTTTAGTATTATTATATACATATTGAAGTATATATTCCAAAGCGGTTATTCGATCTTTCTTTTTATTTTCCCATCGTTGTATGTCAATTTTCTTCTCAAGCATTTCTCCAAAGTCTTTTAGTACAGGTAATTTTATCTGCACTTTATCAATATCAATGTACTTTATAAGCTTTAAAAACATTTTAATTGCGGCTTCTAATCCGCGATTATCAGTCTTGTTGTAATCGTTGTTAGTTGAAATTATTATCTTATCAATTGATAAAGACATTAAATAAGATAACTGCTTAGAGCTAATTTCTAAACCAAAAACTACAAGATGATTATAATATCCTTGTTGGGACAACGCTAAACTATCTCCAATACCTTCAACCAAGATTATTTCCCTCTTTTCTTCAATAGTATTCTTAAATATATTATTTTCTTTTTGTAGATTGATTGGATAAAGCCAGTTTGTTTTTTTGCCGATATGTTTCCACTTAGGAAACACAGAATTAGAATTCCAAAGCAAATGTCTTCCACTTATTCCTATCACTTTATTGTTTTCATCAAAAATAGGAAAAACAAATCGTCCATTCATTTTTCCAGACATAGAAAAACCTGCTTTATAAAGCTGAAGAATTTCTGAGCTAATTCCTTTTTTATTATAAAAATCATAATGAGGCAATAATGTTTTAACCTCTTCATGATCAAAAAATTGATCTGATTCCATTTTAGGAGTTCTAATAGATTCTATCCAAGAATCTGTATTATTATTTAATGAACTTAGTAGCTCTTCTACTTTAGAATCGTCTTGACAAGATAATTCTATTAATTTTTTAAATGGTTGATAAGTAGTATTGGCTACATAATCTTTCCAAATACCAGTATCTTTCCATATTTGCAATGCAGTTCTATTGTCGCCGTTTCTATAAACAGCACTACATCTCCAATATTTTCCATGATCTGTTAAATGATAACCTAAATCTATAAGAGCTTTTTCAATTACTTCTTGCTTTTCTTCAAGTGAGTTCAGGTACGTCGTCATTATTATCCTTGGCTACAGTTGCAGTTGCATTAGTGGAATCAACAATATCTCTAAGATCGCCTTTTTCGTTTACACAAAAATTAGCAATCTCTAAATTAACAAAATTCTTTTTTAGAGTTCCATCAGACATTTTTACTGGATTGATAGCTCCAGCAATATCTTTTCCGAGATGTCGAGCTTTAACATTGATAAACTTATGAGTTCCGTATCCCGCTTCGTTCTGTAGTTCATCAAAAGTTTTTTGACGAAGAATAAACATATGAGAAGAAAACTGAGTAATTCGATCTGAAAGAGATACGATACTTTCGTCATCTGTTATGTTCGCCGCATTTTTATTAGTTACAATACCTGCGCGATTTGACTGAACTGAAGTCATCATTGAGACGCAAGGTCCATTTGAACTTTTAATATCTCTCTGAATACATTTTTTATATTTATCAACCATTTCACCAACTAGTTGCCATTCAGTTTTGTTTCCTGAAGCTTCGCTAGTTGTTTTAATATAATCGAAACTAAAAATCAAAGGATTACCACGACCAATTTTAGAATAATAAAATCTTTTTAGAACGCTTATTTGAGAATCAATATTCATTCCGCCAACATTGTAATAATAAAGATGCTTATATCTTTCCTTCAAAACTTTCCAGACTGAACGAACATTTTCTACAATTTCTGGCCCTGCTTTACGCCAATTTCCGCTTTCTAACAAATGCATCGGAACTTTGGACATTGCCGCGCACTGTCTAAAAATCAATTCCTCTTTACTCATTTCGCCATTATCAAAATGAAGAACAGGAACTTGATATTTTTCAGAAACTTTAGTAGTAAAGTCTAGGCAAAATTGCGTTTTACCTACGCCAGAACGAGCTACGACAACAGTAATATTTCCCGGCCTTAAAAGTGAACCATACATCTCTTGAATCTTTGGGTGAGGACCAGCAAAACCAAATTCTGAAACAGGATTATTGCCACGCTCTTCAACCAAATCCTCCATTAAATCAAATATATTTTCTGGCTGATCTGTACCATTTTCATACAGATTAATTTGATTATTATATAATTTATCTGCTGTTTCTATGATGGAACTGTAATCAGAAGATGGAGATATGGTCTTCATCTTCTTATTAATTTCTGCCGCACAAAGTGCTATCTCACGACGAATCGTGTATTTTTTGAGTTCTTTTGCAACGCTAATTATTGAATCTGGAGCTATCTTTTTTAGTGAAAGAGAATCAATATAATCTGACGGATTGATATTGTCTTCGAAGGATACTCCATAGTTTTTAACTCTTTGTGAAATTACTACGTCATCTATTTTTTCACCATTATCTATTGCTTGACGTAGAACACAAAATATAGTTCTATTTATTTTAGAACTTTCATTCCAGAAATCTTTTTCTGTGATAAAACCTGCTATATCCGAATATCTATCAGGATATTTAATTAAACCCGCAAGCAACTGGGTTTCTAGATCATACGAATAAATCATGTTTGCTGAACTGTATCAGCTTTCATCTGAGATGTCAACTGAATCTTGCGTGTTGTTCATTTCTTGTAAATATTTCTCCAAAGCCTTAACTAACCCCATTTCAACTATCGGATTAGCTACTTTAGTATAAATCATTGGGCAGCCGTCTTGAGAAACATATGCAACAATAAATCCTTTTGAAGATTCATCGGAGCCAGAAAATTCATACAGTTTATTGAAATAGTTTTCAGGAATTTTAAAATGCTTAAAATTTTCTGACTGTGATTCTTTCTTCATTTTATAATATTACACCTTGACTCTCAAAAAGATGTTTATTTATTATATCGTTTTCGTATATTGTTACAAGTGTAATCTTATTAAGTTCACAGAATCTTTCTTTTTTTTCATCTCTGTTAAGCTGATGAAGAAAGTTAATTCTATTAGAATGAAAGAATTTAACAAAGCCAGTATGTTGTCTACCTTGAACTTCTATAGCTACTTTTTTATTAGCGTTATAGAAATCCAAGGTGAGACGAGTACCTACAATAGGAAATTCTTCAAAAACAACATTATTAGACCAGTAACTTTTTAAAAAGCTTTTTACCTCAGTTTGAAATTTACTTCTACTTTTGGTATCCCAATCAATAATATAATTTTTAAGATTTTTACACCTTTGTTTTTTATTATTCAGAGATAGAAATTCCATCGCCAAAATTTAATAAGTTTTCACTGATATACTTGAAAAAGAAATTCTTGAGCTTTTCATTGTCATTTACGATTTGCTCAAATTTTGCTGAACCTTGAATTTGTTGAGGAAAATCTATAAAGCCAGCTTCTTTTAGAGTATTCAAAAATTCTTCATCGAAACTAATCCAAGCACCCTTTTTTACAGCAATTTCCCACATAGTTAGAAAATCAAAGATTTCTTTCTCTACCCAATTAGAAGTACCATTCTTTCTTCCATATTTAATAGGATATCGAATTGTGCAATTAGTTCTTTCGTTTGGAGACTTCTTGACGACGATCTTAACAAAATGTCCTAAATAAGGGTTCTTTTGTTCGTCATAAGAACTATTAGGATCTTCAAGAATCAAATCGTTCTTGAAACGAGCGTCAAATTCAAAAATCCAATTGGCAAAATGCAATAATGCGTTACCACCTGTAGCGGTAGTTTGACGAATAGGAGCTTTACTGTATGGATCAAGCTTGATATCAGCACGAACTTGAGAAATAAATATTGCAATATGTCCACGCTTTTGTAGAGCAATAGATATACGCTTCATTAAATCTGCTGCAATAACTGCTCCACCAGCTACTTTTTGCGATTCTTCAAAAGTTTTATCAAGATCGCCTTTACGAATTAACCCATCAACAGAGTCAAGAAGAAAGAAATATTGAATCTTTTCGTCATTCTTGCCTACTAGTTCACGCATTGCATCAAATACCGTTTCGTGAATATTAGATTCAAATACAAAACATGTACCTTCTACCCATTGATC